AAGATTTTATTATATGACCTGATTCTTCTACTATTACAGGTAATAAATAATGTTTTACAGCTCCTATAGGATTACTAAAAATTTCCCAAGGACTAATGGCGTCTTGAATTTGTTGAACTGCTGCTCCTTCTAAGGATAAACCTTCACTAACAGACTGCCCAACATTTATCATTCCTGGTTTATATCCTTCTTTTTTGTCAAGAGTATGGAATGTTGTAGATGAACTTGGTTTTACAGGAGCATAACCTAGAATTAAACTTCTAATTAATTCAGGTTGATAAGGATCTAAAATTGAATCTAAAGTAGATTCATTTCCTTTTTTATATTGATAACCACCAGAAGTCCAACTAAAAGCTTCATTCACAAGATTTTGTATGACAGGAGTACTAACTTTTTTAGGATCAGCGAATCCCATATCACTTCTTAACCCAATTAATTCAGGTTCAGTTGTTCTAAGTTTATGGATAAATTCAGTAGGAATCGCCATCATAAGCTGCTGGGGTGATCTCATCCCAGGCTTAAGGGTAAACATAGCTTCTACATTATTGTCCCAAGCATAAACCCCAGGGTTACCTGAAACTACGGATCTGGGTGTTTGGTTGTAAGTGTTCCAAATTTGTTCTTTGGCTTCTTTTATTTTTTCAACAAATTTATTATCTGTTTCAGTAACACTAAAAGCATCATTAACTTGTTGAACTAAGGAAAATTCTTTAGAAGTAGAGACGGCGTCATTAACCTTTTGAACCATAACTCCCTTAGGAGATACCTTAACATCTAATGCTCCAAATTTTTCGCTAATTGGGAAAACAGGACCTCCTTTACCAGTAGCCCCGTCGTTAATATACGAAACATTAGGTGATACTACTAATTTATCTTTAGGGTGAGTTATAGCAAGATTTCCTTTACTGTCTTGAATAGTAAAGGGACCATTATTAGATATGCTAGAGCCATCTTGAACTCGTTGAATAGAAGGAATTACACCATCTTGTGTATTTTGAGTTTGGGGGCTTAAAGCATTTATAGCTTTCATAATAGCATCATATTGAGCTTTAGCATTGTGGTAAGCTTCAGTACTTTGATCTTGCGGAGTTGTAGCAGACTTTACTACAGCAGCAGCGGCACTTCCTACGTCAACTAAGGCTTGTTTAATCTGGTCAAATTCACCAGCCTGAATTCCTCCTTTGGCCATCTCTGCCATAAAACTTTCCATCCCAGGGATTACCGATAATTGAGTAGATAAAAGTTGGGTAGTTCCTTTATTATCAGAACCTAATTTAGTTTGGATTCCTTCAAGTCTAGGTATAAAAGTGCTACTAAATTCAAGGGCAGATGATTCTGCTAAACCTTTAGCTTTAATAATTAAACCTTGAGTATATTCGTATCCCTGGCTAACTCTTTCCGTTATTAGGTTAAATAATTTTTGGAGGTCTTCGGTATTACTAATGTCAAAATCTCCGCCTTTATTAAGTTGAGCCAAAACTGCATCCATAGCCGTTTTAGCTTCTCCACCTTCTATTCCTATTCCTTTTAATTGTTCAAATATAACTTGTACAAGTCTTTTGCCTTCTACTGTGGAATCTTGTCCTCGAAGTACTCCAACAGCAGAAGTATCAAGATTCTCAGTTAAAACCTTTCCATACTTTCTAAATAAATCTTCAGAAACTGTGGGGAGTATGTTAGTTGTAAAATTTGTTACTTGATCAATTTGGCTTTGGATTAATTCTGGGGAAGTACCTAGTGCTGTTGCAACTTGTTCGGCTGCTTTTATTCCTGCTTCTTTTGCGGCTGCTGCTGCTACTTTATATAAAGTAGCAATAGAATTAGCGGCATTGTTAGAAGCAAGTTGCATTAATTTTAAAGGAGATATAGTACCATTAATTGCTCCTTTAAATTGTTCTTCTGTTATTTTCCCTGTGTCAAATAAAGTTTGGGCAAGAGCTTTAAATGCTTCTGTAGGTTTTTCCATAGGAACAGATAAGTCTATTCCTTTTAATTGGGTTGCAAAATCTTCACGAATTTTTTTCTCTTGTTGTATAATGGCCTTTTTTTCTTGAATTTCTAAACGAGCATAACTTAATTCTATTTGAGATTGAATTTTTGCATTTTTTAGTTGTAATTGTCTAAAATCTCTTTGGAATTTACCTTCTTCTGTTAATTCAAATGCTCTCTGTTTATTGGCTTCTATCATCCCTGCTGTGAATCCTGCGACTGCTCCAACACCCGCTCCAATTCCCATTCCAAATGGGCCAAATAACATACCTACACTTGCTCCTATTCCTGCCCACTTAGCAGTAGATGCTCCTATCTCTAAGTTACGAGCAGCATTTAATTTATTTTCCTTTTCAGTATTTAGTTTTTTGATATCGGCTTCATTATTTGAAGCAGCAATTTGTTCATCTATAGAGTTAGCCGATTCTCTGGCTTTGCTGGCAAAATGGTCAAGTGCCATTTCTGCAGCTATACCTACTATAGCTACTCCTCCCCCTAATGCTGCTCTTCCAATCCCCGCTGCTGTAGTAACGGCTCGTCCTGCTTGAGCAGTAGTTGAAGCTACTTGCCCTGCTGTGGTAGCTGCTCGTCCTGCTTGAGCTACTGTTGAGGCTGCTCTTGTTCCTCCTACAAAAGAGGCACCTTGTCCTGTTACTAATCCTCGAGCCGCTCTCGCTAATCTTGCTCTACCTACTGTTCCCGCTCTTCCTCCTTTAAAGGCATCCTTAGCATAAGACATTAAACCTCTAGCTCCACTTCTAAACCCACCTCCTATTCCTGCTTTTCTATTAGCGTTTAAAGCACGAGTTACAGAATTACCTAAATCTTCTGCCACACCCCCCATTCCTTCTACTACGGAAACATACAATGGTTTACTTGGGGTACTACCAATATCTCCAAATACTTCACCTAATCCTAACTTTTGAGTTATAACATTTCCAGCTTTTCCAGCAACATTACCTACGGCACTAGCAACCCCAGATGCTGCTTTTCCTGCTACTCCTCCTATTACTCCAGGTGCTGCTTTATTAAAAGCCAATAAACCCGCTCCGGCAGCAGTTATGTTTTTATTTTCTTTAAGAAAACTAACAAATTGTTTAACTTTTTCCCAAATAAAACTAAATGTATCTTTTACATCATTTGCAAAAGTTTTTACTTTAGTAATAAGAGCATTTACATCTATATTATTTATATAATCTACTGCAGAAGCTAAAGCACTAGAAATAGAATCAAAAATACCTTTAGTCCCACCCCCAGTAGTTTTAATACTAAATAACTGAGTTATTATTTTTCCTACAAAACCATATATAGATCCGAATACATCTAGTACCCCCATAAAGATTTCTTTAATGTTGGGTCCATAAGTTTTAAAAAATTGGACTAAAGTAAGACCAACGGCATTAAGTTTTTCCCCCAATAAAGAAGCATATTTATATAAACCGGTTTCCATAGATTTACCAGCACCCCCAATTAACCCTGAAAAAGCGTTAAAGAAAGGACGCATTTCTTGGACAATAATGTTCCTTATTTTCTGGAGGGTGAGTTGGAGTTTGATAAATGCTTGAGCAACCGGCAACATAGCTTGAGCCATTGCCATTTGGGTTTCTGCAAGTTTTCTTTCTTGGAGTTCTCTTTGTTTAGCATAAGCAACTTGTGCTAATTGGGTATCAAGGGCTTCGTTTCCATATTTTTGTCTAAATTTAGCTTGAGCTTCCTCAATTTTCATCCCAGATGCAACAAGTTTATTAAACTCAGCTTGTGCTGAGTTCATATCTTCAAATCCTGTTGCTTCTAGTAAGGCTTGAGTTTCGACAACTTTAGCTAATTCATCACGTGTCATACCCACTGCTGCAGCTAAACTTTCTTGTTGAATGATATTTAATTTACCAAATTCAGCGGCTGAGCCTGCTTCTTTTGATATTTCTTTAGCTACAGCAGCAAAATCTCCTTGTAAAGCCGCTTGTCTAGCTCTTTCAAGATTTAAGTCTCTACCAATTAATAATTCTGCTTCTAATTCTTTAGAAATGCTGGATTCAAAATCTAATAAACTAGAACTTATATTTTCAATTTTACTTAATTCTAAACCTAATCTTTTAGCTTGAAAAACAGCTGTTCCTATACTTTTATTTTGACCTATTAAAGTTAATCTAGTAGCAGAACTAACTTTAGATATCTCTTGAAAAATCTCTTTTGAAGATATTGCTATCCCATATTGATTTTTAAGAGCTAAAACTTCATCTTCATAGGATTGTAATGTTTGGTTAGTAGTTTCTCCTTGAAGTTTAGAAATTTTAACTAATTCTGCTGCTTCTTCGGTAGAAAAACCTAATCTTTCTACTAATTTATTAAATGAACGAACAGTTTCGTTAGAAAAACGTTGTGTAGTACCAAATGACTGGTTTAGGGCAACCATATTTTCAGCTAATTTTTCAGGGAGGGCTCCCATTTCACCACTTAGCCTAGCAACTTGGTTATTAAGTTGACGGGCAGAAGCAGTAGAAACTCCTAAATCAGTAGCTACTTTTTCAGTAGCTAGTGATAAGGTTTTCATTAAAGTTTCTCCCTCTTTAAAGGTACTAACCAGCCCTCGTATACTAAAGAAATTATCTCTAATATAACTAAATGCTTCGTTAAAGTATCCCCCTATTTCACTTACTATAGTTTTGGCAGGAGCTAATAGAGCACTAAAAGCAGCTTTAATAGGGAATAAAATAACTTTTTTAATAGTACTAGCCACATTTCCTAGAGCTTTGCCTATTAAAGTAGCAAGCCCAGCTAACCCTAAGGCTTGTTTTAACCCTTCACCCATTCCTTTAAAAGTTCCTTTAACTCCTGCTGAGAAGACGGCGAGTTGTTTTTGGAGTCCTTTAAAGGGGCCACGGAAACTAACTTCTCCTTCTTTAATAGCTAAAGCCATTTCTTCTGCGGCTTTTTTACCTTCTTCTAATCCTAAAGCAATAACAGCACTATTGGCCCCCATCTTTTTAAGGAAACCTTCAGCAAATCCTAATGAAATATTATAAAGTCCTTGTATTTTAAGGAGTTCTTTTTGTTTAGCTTCTTGGTCTGCTAAAAATTTAGCATTAGTTCTAGCTACTTCTAAAGATTCTTCAGCTTGAGCTGCGATTTGAGCATCAGTAGTAAGTTGTTTTTGGGAAGTTTCAAGTTCATCTCTACTAAGAGCTAAATTTTTTTCTGCGGTTGAAACTGCCTCAACTGCTTCTACATTAATATCTTGTCTGGTTTTTAAAATCCTTTCGTAATCTTTTAATTCTTCTGCTGTGATTTCAGTTAGTTTTTGGGCAGCTAAAAGTTCTTTTTCTTTATTAGTAAGAGTTTTTTCAGCTGTTGATAACTCTACACGATTATTAAATTGTAGAGTTTCATATTCTCTATTAAGTTGTTTAGCAATATCTAGTTCACTATTAGCTATATCTAAGTTTTCTTTTGCTAACCGTTTTGCCTCTTCATTAGTTCCAGCAAGAGCAGCTTGAAAATTAAGTTGAGCTTTTCTAGCGGCTTCTTCAGCTTGGTTTACTATTTGTTTAGATATAAAAACTTCTTCGTTTGCTTTAAGTTCAGCTGCTTTTAATTTTTCTATAAGTTCCTTTTTAGCTTCATATCCACTTAAATCAACTTGTTCTTTTAATTTATTTTCTTTATTAATTGCTTCCTGATTAGCATTTATAATATCAAAATATTCATTAGCTGCTTTTTTTTCCTCAGCATTAAGTTGAGACTTAAGTTGTCCTAAAAGTTTTTCATTATCTATAACACTCTGTTGAGCAGTTTTATAAGTTTCTATATCTTTTATTTCAGCCTCTGAAAGTTTGCTTCGTAATGCTCCTAAAGAATTCTCTAATCTAATTATTTCTTTATCATTTTTAATAATGTCTTTTTGAACATCAAAAACAGATTGATAAGGTTTTTCTAAAGAACGAGCTAAATCTGCTATTTTTTTAACAGATGAAACCAATTGTCTATCTAATTCAGTAGCCTCTCGTTTTTGTCTAACTGTTTTCCTAATAGCATCTGTTAAATCAGCAGTTCTACTGGTTACTAAAGCAGTATATTCGGCAGCTTCAAGTTGCCCCGAGATATAATCTTTAAGTAAATCGTTAAGAGTCTGTTGGTTATTTTTTTGTTCTTCAGTAGCCATTCAGGAATAGTTTGTTATAAATATTAAAGGGCAACACTTTCGTGTCGCCCTCTATTATAAACGTTGGCCCGGTTTTATGTCTGGGGGTGGGGGTTTAGTGAAATCAATTTGGCGGGTGGATGTATTCCCGTTTGAAGACATTGAGTTCTTTTGTGCCTCACTCTTTTCCTTAAGATAATGTAATATTTTATTATAGGTTAGTTTACGCAACCAAATCGGCATGTTGTAAACGGTGTGCCAATCAAAACCCCCATTGCCATGATAAACTATATCATGAATCATAGAAAACAAGGCAAACCTATACTCAAGCGTCAGGCCAAAAAAACGTGACCCCAATAGGAATCTTTACACTTTCTTGAGTATCACCCCCATCTTCAGGGTAAAAATCAAATGTAAGATCCATATCGGGCTGTATCTCCTTAATATGTTCTCTTAATGCTCTTGAGTCACGAGCTAAGAAATGGTTATCAACAAAATCTCTAATAGTCTTCTTTGAATCATCACCATTAACAGATAAAATCATTTGTTTTAGTCTGGTTGACAATTCGGGAGAAGCTAGTTTGTTAATTTTCTTTAATCCTTTAACTTCGGCTTCGATAATTTTTTCATCCTTATTGTTTAGGATTTTAAAAGTAACTTCAGTCCCAGAATGAGGAAGAGTATATTTAAATTCATTAGTATGAGGTTCTACTAAATGCTCTTCATTAATCCATTTAGGTTCAATTTCTGAGAGGTCTACTGTGGTTTCTTGACCTTCATACTCAAAGGTATAGTCTTTACCATATCCTAAAATACGAGACGCAACCATAATTGCGTTTTTATCCCCTACTACAAGGTCATCATAATTAACCTTCGATACAATCAACGACTGCATCAACTTATCAAGAACAATGCCTTGTTTAATATAATTTTGGTTAGTTAAAATGTCCTCTTCTTTAGCGGTCATGTACTTCATTTCAATCTTACCGGAAGAAAGAGGATTGTCTTTAGGGTAAAGTAAACCTTTAGAAGGCAATTCTACTGTTTCAGTAGGAAAATCATACTTTTTGTCTACAACTTCCATTTTAGTTTCGTCACTCATGTTAGATAACTGTGTTAATTAATAAATTGTTTTGAATATAAATATCGATAAAGTAAGAAAAGACGCACATTTAGTGCGTCTTTCTTTAAGATTTCTACTACTAATCAGTAGTTCAAGACACAGTAGTCAGGAGTTAAAGTCATAGTGATTGACTGGGCTGTGTTTTCAGTATCCCAGCTGTAATCACCAAAGTTAGCATCCTTAATAAAGCATCCTTTTAATACCCACTCAGAAACGATATCACCAACAGGACCAAGTACGTTCAAAGTTACGTCCTTCTTGTAGAAGTCAGAGTAACCATCTCTACCGGTTACTGATTCGTGGTGTAATCTAACCCATTCCATAATGGTTTGGGTGCCTGATGGAGAAATTGGGTCGTGAAGTGTTAACTGAACGTCTCCCCAAGTGGTTTTACCCTTAACCTTTCTGTACACGTTAATGTGGTTAAGAACAACCTCACCTTGAGCTACGGTAATCGCTCCAACACCCTTGATGAAGTAAGAAGGAACACCATCTACCAACATCAAAAATCTATTCTGCTGTTTGGGTTCAAACGCGCGGAAAAATATTTCATTAAAATCTAATACTGCCATAGTGTTTAATTTTTAAAGTTAATAATCAAATTTGGACCTTAGTGGTCTAATATAAATATTCGAAAAAAAAAGAGGTTGGATAAAATCCAACCCCTTTCTCTTATATGAAAGAATTTATTACGCTGGGAATTCAGCTCCTGTTGGTAGGAGGTTGAAGTCAAGAACGATAAATTCAGCGGTTTTAACAGGTTGTAGGTAAATAGCACCTCTCAACTCGTTTCTATCGATAACATCAGGTCCGTTGTTCGAAGCATCCATGATAACCTTGAACGCATACAAACCTTGGTTTTGTTGAACTGTTTCCAAGTATGGGTTAACAACACTCAAGAAACTGTTTCTGGTTTGTAAAGAGTTAGGTTCGAATACTAAGTTTTGGGAAACTGAGTTAATGAATTGTTTTAACGCAATCAACAATCTTCTAACATTAACTCTGTCAGTTGCAGATGCAATAGACTGTAATGTTTTCTGACCGTAAACTACAACACCAGTTCCGGGGAATGTAGCGATTGGGTTAATTTTACCGTTGTAAAGTGTATCTCTAAGCGCTCTTGGGAGAGTTTTTTCAGGAGCAACAACGTTTGGCATTGTACCTCTAGTGAAACCTGCAGGAGCGAACCACGCTTCAGAAGTATTGTCATTGAAGACATAGACTGAAGGGATAACTGTTGAAGCAGGGCACCATACGTTAGCACCAGTGTTTTCATCTCTAACTAACAACCAAGGCCAGTAAGCCGCAGCATAGTTAGTGTTTAAAGAAGAAGCTTGAGAAACAACCTCTGAGGTACCTGCACCGTAGTCAACCAAGTCAATTGGTAAAATACTATCACCTCTAGTAGTGGTGTTAGTAACAAGAGTATCAAGAATAGTTTTGTGAGCTGCAAATTCGTAAACTAAACCAGGAACACTAATTACGTTGAAAGCATACTGATCTTTGTTTCTCAACAAGTTAAGTGAAGCAGTATAGTTGTCAGCAATTAAACCTTGAGTGTTAGTTTCTGTGATAGCTTGGTAGAAGTTAGTAGCTGCGGCTGCTGGGAAAAGGCTTCCAACAGCATTTTCAAATGAACCACTTTGGGCTTTAGGAAGTGAAGAAGTAAATTCAGCCTTAAAGTTACCTGCACCATCTAAATAACGAGGGGTTGGTTTAAGAACAGAACCAACAACGACGAAGTTAGATTTATTTGGGTATTCACCAGTTACAGAAACGTAAGCATTACCTCCATCGTCGCCTACAGTAAAGACTTGGTTACCAATTACTTTAGCAATATAGTCTTCTCTAGTTGGGTCAAGAGAAACACCTCTCCATGTTTCAAGAACGTTTTTATCTGATGCTCTGTCATCACCTTGTCTAATTAAGAGGGTAAAGATACCAGAACCAGAGTCTACGTTGGTGATTTCCCATCTTAAGTTATCTTTAGTACCATTAGCAAGAGCATTTCCGGTTGTTTCACTTCCAGAACTGTTCATAATAGTACCTTGAGAGATAGTTTTTAGAGTAAATACGTTGTTAGCTCCTGAACCAGCATTACTTCCGGTAGCAACATTAGTAGAAGTAGCGGATGTAAATGAACCACTAGCAACTCTGGTTACCAATAAACTAGTACCACCTTGCTTAAAGTAGTTTTGAGCAGAGATACCAGTGAAGTAGGAGTATTCAATACCACCACTAACAATAGCACCACCAAATTTTGTTAAATAGTCACTGTAAGTGGTGACAAGGGTAGGAATACCTACTGCACCTTTAATTGCAGGACCTACGATAGCAGCACCAATAGGAGCGGCGGCTGCTTCAAGAATTGTGGGGACATTTTCATTGTTAAATACCCCCGGAGAAATTATTAATTCTGCCATGTTTTTTCGAGATTAAAAATTAATTAATTAATTGTCTTAGATAAATATTAAAAAAATTTTCAAAAAAGGCGTTATTTTATGAATATTCCTTTTTCTAAATCAATAGAACCATTACCATATTTTTGACTTAACTCTTTAGCTACTTCAGTCTCTTTAATTCTAATTTGTTCTAATTGTTCAACAAATTTTTCTTTTTGCAATTCAAGAACTTGAATTTGATATTCAATTTGACCAAAATTAGCTATTAAAGTTTCTTGTTGTTGTTGCAACTCTTTAATTTGTTGTAACTCTTGTTCAGTAAGTTTTGTAACATTTTCCATGATAATAAATATAAAATTTTAGTTTAAAATTAAAGATTAGTGTTTATATCTTCAATAAAACCATTATTAGTATTTCGTCCTAAATTTTGTACAGTTTCTTGACCTATTATAACTTTTGAATCACTTGAGAATTTTTTAACAGCATTAAGATCCTTTTGAATTACATCAGGAATTAGGTAACCATTCATTTTAATTTCAAATGATCCTTTTACAGTACGTTGTTGCCCCACATTTAATTCAGTAATCGTTTGATAAGAGCCAATACCCGCTCTAAATTTAAAACGTTGAGGATCTCCCCAATATGAATCGGCTGCAT